GATTATTCTCCCCTATATCTAACTTAACTTAGTTTGGTCTTTGAAGTCTAAAGACGGAACGAAGCAAACATAGGAAAAAAAATGCGAACACTTAATGACTACTTTTTAACTGCTAGATTAGCTGACGTATCTGCTGCTAGTTCAGTTAACATTGCTGTACCTGATGACGGAAAAATTATTAAAATTATTTCTGTATTAGGTGGAGCAATCACAACAGCTAATGCTGCTGTAACAACTGCTATAAATGGAACTACTGTAACAGGTGGTGGATTTACAGTTGCTCACTCAGGATCAGCTGCTGGAGACATTGATACTGCTGAACCAACAGCTGCTAACAATGTTTCTGAGGGTCAATATATAACTATTACATCTGATGGTGGATCTTCAACGACTCAACCAATAGACATAACTGTTATCATTAGACGATAATTATAGTGGGGATAGCAATATCCCCATTTAACTAGGAGAAAAAAATGGCTAAGAAAAAAAAAGAATTAAGTTTAGATGATAGAATTGATAGTATCATTGATCTATTAGAGGATTTAAGATACGAACAATCAAAGAAAAAGGAGTGTGAGAATTGTGAAGATGATGACCACACAAATATTAACGATGAAGATGAGGAGAATGAATAATGGCAGGTCATAGTACAGATCCAGCTTTTGCTGTAGTATCTAATGAAAATGTTGCTTATACAGGAACAGCTGCGGCTAGCGCTGCTTTCGCTTCTGGAATACATCATATTAGAATTGTAGCATCAACTGCTGCTTATTATAAAATAGCAGGAACACCAGTTGCAACTTCTAGTGATACATATTTACCAGCAAACGTAATTGAGATTATCAAAGTAAATCCAGGTCAGAAAATTAGCTTTATACAAGTTGCTTCTGCCGGAACTGCTTCTGTTAGTCAAATGTCTAAATAATAAAATACATTTAGATAAGTTAGACTGTGAGTAAGGTAGTTGAAAAAGAAGGTTTAATGACAACCACTTATCATCAAGAAAAAGATAAGGTTGTTATTGAAAGAAACATAGATTACAAACCCATTGTTGAGCATAATAAAAAATTATACACAGAAAACAATGGCTATTCTAAATCTAAAGATTTAAAAAGAGTTGCTTCTATTCCAACTTTAGTTTTAGAAATTTGGTCTAAAGAATATAATGGTGATTCAAATTGGTTTGCTTTACCATCTGATGTTCAAAAAAAAATATTAAAAAAAAAATTAAACAGTTCTGAATTTCAATTTTTCAGAACAGCAGCAGGTAGATTATAATGGCTTTAAGCACATACGCAGAATTAAAAACAACAATAGCTAATTGGTTAAACAGAACAGACTTAACTTCTGAAATATCAGATGACTTTATTGTTCTTACTGAAGCAGACTTAAATGCTAAATTAAGAATACGTCAGATGCATGACCAGGCAACTATTACGATTAATGAAGAAACTGAAAGCGTACCTACAGGATTTTTACAAGTAAGAGATTTTTATATTTTAAGTAATGGTCAAAAGTTTCCAATGACTTTTATTTCACCAGCTCAAATGGATTCTGTTAAAGCATCATCAACTACTGGAGTGCCAAGTTCATACACTATATTAGGTTCAACATTTAGATTTGCACCTAGACCAGATAATACTTATACTGGTATATTAAATTTTTATAAAAAGTTCACAGCATTATCATCTCAAAATACTTCTAACTATATTTTAGCTGACCACCCTGCTGTTTATTTATATGGTAGTTTATTTCATGCTGCTAATTTCTTAGGTGGTTTTGATCCTAACCAAGTTCAACAATGGTCGCAAATGTATCAAACAGCTCTTGAAAGAATTGAATTAAATGATAGAGAAGATTCTTTTTCTGGATCTCCATTACAAATTAGATCCGATGTTACAGTTGGTTCTCCATTTACAAGACGATACGTTACAACAATAACTTAATAATAAATATGCAAGTACCTTTTGGTGAATGGTTACCGGATCAACCAGAACACTTGAATCCAGGAGCAAACGTTGCTAAGAATGTATATTATGCTTTACAAGGTTATAAACCATTTAAAAGTTTGGTTGCTTATAGCTCCAATACGGCTACAACAAATGCTAGGGGTGCTGGGTCATTCAGAGATAATACTAATACTGTTTTTAATTTTGTTGCAACTAACGATACTATTTACGAATTAAGTTCAGGTTCTTTTACTGAAGTAGGTGCAAAAGGTTTATTATTAAATAATTCATTTGCAACTTGCACAATTACAGTTTCTGATTATGCAAATATTGCAGCTAGTGAAACAATTACTTTAACTAAAAATAATGGAACGTCAGTAGTATTTACTTCTACTCTTAGTTCTCCTGGTGCATTAGAATTTCAAGTTCAAACAAATAATAATACTACAGCTACAAATTTAAAAAATACTATTGATGCTCATGTAGATTTTTCTGCAACTGTCGTTGGTGCAGTCGTTACAGTAACAAGAGCTGCTGTAGGTAGAAATAATTTAACAACAGTATCTACTGATACAGTAAGATTAACAACTACAAACTTTACTGGTGGTACTCCATTAACAGGTGGCGATACAGACTTTGTTACATTTACACAATTTGGAAATTACGTTATAGCAAGCAACGGAGTGGATGCCCCACAATATTATTTAATGGGAACATCTACTGCATTTAATAATTTATCTGCTATTGCAACAGACGGTAGTCCACCTTTATTTAGAGTATCAGGAGTTATTAGAGATTTTTTAGTTACCGGAAACATATCTAACGCAACAAATAGAATTCAATGGTCTGGTATAAATGATATTTCAACTTGGACTGAGGGTTCTAAATCAGCAGATTTTCAAGATTTACCAGGTTCAGGCGGTAGAGTTGTAGCGATTACATCAGGCGAAGTGGGTTATGTATTTAGACAAAACCAAATTATTCGTATTGACTTTGTAGGTGGTGCAACAATATTTAGATTATCAGTTATATCTCCAAACAGAGGTGCAGTTTATGGAAAGACTGTTTGTCAAGATAATAGAAGAGTTTTCTTTTATGCTGATGACGGATTTTTTCAAATAGACGGTGATAACATCATTGCTATTGGCGCAGAAAAAGTTAATAGATTTTTTGATGCTGATTTAAATAAAGCATATACAGATAGAATTGTTGCAACCGTTGACCCATTTAATCAACTTGCTTTATGGTTATATCCTTCAGTTGCAAATACAAATAATACAACTGGTATTTGTGATAGAATTTTAATCTATAATTATGCAACTCAGAAATGGTCTATTGCAGAAGTTAATGCTAGCCAAATATTTTCTCAGTTCGTTGGTGCATATACTGTAGAATTAATGGATATTATATCTACTAACTTAGATAATATTAATATTGCATTAGATACAGACTTTTGGAATGGTGGACAATTGTATTTAGGTGCTGTTGATAATAATTTTAAAGCAGCTATATTTGCAGGCAATGCTTTAGAAGCTGAAATTGAAACTAGAGAATTAGAAATATTTCCAAACTCAAGATCTAATATTACTGGTATTAGACCCATTGTTGATGCAACGGCAACGGTTACTATTAAAACAAGAGAACGTCTTGCAGATACAGAAGCTGAATCAACAAGCTCTACAATGACTAATAGCGGATTAAACCCTGTTAGAAAATCAGGTAGATATGTTAGAGCTAATGTTAAGATAGCATCTGGTACTAACTGGAATCATGCACAAGGCATTGATATTATTGCAAGTAGAGCAGGATATAGATAATGGTAGATATTGTTGAAAAAGATTTAGATAATGTTAGATATTCTTTTGAGACACAAGAATATTTTCAAAGACAGGTTGAAGAAGCAATAAATGTATATATAAATAAATTTAATACCGAAAACGATAAAGTTTTCACATGGTTTATAGGAAATTAATATGGCAGGAATAAAAGATTATAGCACTACCGCAGCAAATAACACTACAATAGGAAATATTAATACAGCAGAAGGAATGTTGCCTTCTAATATTAATGACTGTTTTAGAGGTTTAGGTGCTGAACTTAGAGAATGGTATAACGATTCTCAATGGGTTATTTATGGAGATGGAGATAATGGATTTACAATTACTTATGCTTCAGCAACTTCATTCACAGTAAGCGGTATAGATGTTACAAGTATTTATCATGTTGGTCGTAGAGTTAAAGCAATAGCTACAACTCCAGGAACTATATATGGAACAATAAGTGCAACTACATTTTCAACTAATACAACTGTAACTGTTGTATGGGATAGTGGTTCATTAGCTAACGAAGCAGTAACTATTTATCTTGCTATACTATCTAAAACTGGAGATTCAATTCCAGAATCTGTAATCACAAATGCCAAAGTCGCAGCAGCAGCTGCAATTGACGCAGCTAAAATAGGTGGTGGTTTAGTATCTAATACTGAATTTGCCTTTCTTGACGGAGTTACATCTGCAATACAAACTCAAATAGATTCAAAACAAGCAACAATTACAGGTGGTGCTAGTACAATTGTATCATCTGATTTAACTGCAAGTAGAGCTGTTATATCTAATTCATCTGGAAAGATTGCTGTATCAACAGTTACAGATACTGAACTAGGTTATGTATCTGGAGTAACAAGTGCTATTCAAACGCAACTTGGAACAAAGTTAACAGCTTCAAATAATTTATCTGATGTATCATCTACATCTACTGCTAGAACTAATTTAGGTTTAGCTATTGGTACAAACGTACAAGCATATGATGCTGAACTTGCAGCAATTGCAGGATTAACTTCTGCTGCTGACAAAGGTATTCAATTTACAGGATCAGGAACAGCTGCAGTATTTGATTTAACAACTGCTGGTAAAGCATTACTTGATGATGTTGATGCGTCTGCACAAAGAACTACATTAGGATTAGGAACTATAGCAACTCAAAATGCTAATAATGTAACTTTAACTGGTGGAACAATTACAGGATTAGGTGATCCGTCATCTTCTTCTGAAGCTGCTACTAAAAATTATGTTGATAATTTAGTTACTGGTCTTAGAACAAGAGCTATTGCTAGAGTTGCTTCTACTGCAAATGTTAATATTTCTACAGGATTAGAAAATGGTGATACTTTAGATGGTGTTACATTAGTAACAGGAAATAGAGTTTTATTAAAAGATCAATCTACTGCATCTCAAAATGGTTTATATATTGTTGTAGCTTCAGGAGCTGCTTCAAGAGATCCAGAATTTGATATAATATCAGAAATAGCTGGACAGTTAATTTTAGTATCAGAAGGCACAACTCATGCTGATGATTTATTTTTATGTACTACAGACGCAAGTGCTACACTTGGTTCTAGTGCAATTTCATACACACAAGTATTCCCAAGTTCAGGTGGTACAGTAACTTCAGTAGCAGTAGCTGATTCAGGATCTTCAGAATTTACAGTAACAGGGAGTCCAATAACTTCTTCTGGTACAATATCACTTGCAGTTAATTCAATAGCTGCAACTAAGATTGGAACAGGTACAGTAGATAATACAGAATTTGGTTATTTGAATGGTGTAACTTCAGCTATTCAAACTCAAATAGATAGTAAAGCAAGTAATGGTTTTGCGATTGCTATGAGTATAGCTCTCTGAGTTATGCAACAAAGAGAATGTACTTCTTGTAAAAATACTTATCCATTAATTAAATTTTATAAAAACAAGTTAGGTAAATTTAAAACCACATCAAAATGTAAAGAGTGTTATAATATTTACGATTACAAAATAGATAAAAATAGTAAATTACAAAAAGCATACGGAATATCTTTACAAGATTATAATGAATTATTAACCAAGCAAAATGGTAAGTGTTCAATTTGCGGAGTAGATAATAATGGGTATTACAGAAAAAAACTAAGAGCATTTGCAGTAGATCATTGTCATACTACAAGTAAAATTAGAGGTTTGTTATGTAGTGATTGCAATACCGGAATAGGTTTGTTAAAAGATAACATT